GCGAAGCCAGCGAGGAGCGCATACACGCTGCGCTGGAGAGTGCCGCCGAGTTGTGGGGCCACTATATGTTCGGCGATGTGTACGGCGCGACTGTTGAGCGCCTCGTGCCTAACGGCCCAGACGACGCAGAGTGGGAGGAAGTGGACTCCTGCTGGGGATTCTATGGGCCAGACCACGACAAGTCTGGGTTGAATGAGTTTGTACGCGATGCGCTGCGCGCGGACGGTGGCTTGGAGGAGGCCGCTTAACCATGAACATTTTCGCAGTACACAAAAGCCCAGCGGCGGCAGCCATGCACCTGTGCGATGCCCATGTGAACAAGATGATTCTTGAGACGGCTCAGATCATGTCTACTGTTCACGGCCTGCACGGTGAGTACAAGGACTGGATGTACAAGCCGACACACAGACACCACCCGTCCGTGCTATGGGCAGCGGAGAACAACTGTAACTATGGCTGGTTGTGGTATCACTGGCGTGCGTTGTCCGCAGAGTTCATGCTCAGGTTCAAGAAGAAGCACGCGTCGTGGGAGAAACTAGGCAGTAGGCTGGAGTTCCCGCCCATGAGTATCGAACACACCGACACGCAGACACCGTTCGCACTTGCCATGCCAGACCAGTACAAATTTTTTGACTCGCCGGTAGACTGCTACCGTGCGTACTACGCAGCGGAGAAGGCAAGCAAGCCGTGGTTCAGATACACCAACGCGCACGCGCCGGACTGGCTGGCGGAGTGGCAGGAGCGGTTAGGATGAGATACCGCGTAGCGGGATGAGATACCGCGTAGCTAATTAAGGGTGGCGACCATCGCTGGGTGAGTGCGTAGTGCCCTTGGGGTTTTTGCTGGATGCGTTGGCTTCCCATGCTTTCGCCACGCTCCAAAGTTTCCCCCTCTAACACGCACAGTCGGCACAGGGTAGTGCATACCTCGCACTGGATTACTCCATGTCCTCTGGGAACCGACCGAGTGGCTCACGAGACGAGCCATTTTTAACTGGACACGCTTAGTGTTCCCACTTGAATACTTAAACAAGAAGTAGTATAATACGCAGTATTAGATGGGGGAATACACCCCCGCTACAGGGCGAAAGCCCACAACACAGGGCGAAAGCCCACAACACTTCGGAGTTACAACATGGCTACTACCAGACCTTCACCGGCCAAGTCTATGGCCGTCATTCAGATTGGGTGGCACGAATATGTGCTGCCTGTAAAAGACGCAGCCGCAATCATGGCCGCACTCGAATCAGCTGAGCGGTATGACACCAAAGGGTACGGCGACGACAAGCTGCACTTCATTGGCGGCGAAGCCCCACGCGTGCGCCTTGAGTTGATCGACGAGGCTACCTACCTTCAGGGGAAATTCGCTGGCCCCTATGTACCTGAAACCACCAGCGAAGACAGCTAACAGGGCACACCGTGTTAACAGGGCACACCGTGTTAACAGAAGCACACTGTGCTTTCGTTAGATATTCAATACTTAAATCCAATTAGGAGTTCTCAAATGACTACATCAGTATCACTCTCTCAAGCCGTTCACCTCGTGGAAACCTGCGGCAAAGACAACACCTTTATCTTTGAAGGCGAGCCGGGGATTGGTAAGTCGGCCATGCTCAAGATGCTAGGTGAGCGACTGAATATGCCGACGCGCTACTTCGACTGCACCTTGCTGGATCTCGGCGATCTTCAGATGCCTAAGATGGACCACAAATGGGTGTCGTTCGTTCCCAATAAACTGTTCATGGCTGACGCGCCAACGATTTATATGCTGGACGAGATCGGCAAAGCGCAGCAGGCAGTAATCAACGGAATGCTCCCTGTTCTGTATGAGCATCGGATCGGTCAGTATCACTTGCCCGAAGGCTCGATTGTGTTCGGCACGACCAACCTCTCGACTGATGGCGTCGGTGATCGACTGCAAGCGCACGCCAAGAACCGCGTGACATTCGTGAAGATCAAGAAGCCAACCGCTGACGAATGGATCGAATGGGGCGTTGAGAACGGCATCGAACCGACTCTCATGGCTTGGGTTCACGAGTACCCGCACTGCATGGCGTCGTACACCGAAGGCGACGAATCAGCTAAGGACAACCCTTACATCTTCAACCCGAGAAGCACCAAGCCGCAGGGCGCGTTCGTGTCAGGCCGCTCACTTGAGCACGCCTCGCACATCCTCAAGATGCGACCACACCTCGATGACGCGACGCTTATCTCTGCGCTATCAGGCACAGGTGGTGAGTCATTCGCTCGCGACCTGCAAGCCTACTTGTCGATCGCTGACGATGTCGTGCCGTTTGCCGTGTGCGTGGAGAAGCCCGACACCGCTAAGGTCCCAGACAATCCGATCGGTGGTGTGATCCTTGCGCTCGGTGCAGTCATGCGCGTTGACAATTCAAACATCAACAACTGGATGAAGTACCTGCGCCGCTTACGCCCCGAGACGCAGTTCATGTTCGTGCAGGCTGTGATGCGCTCAAGCAAAGCTGGCATGGTCGCTCGCGCTGCCGAGTTCACTAAGTGGGCGCGTGATAACAGCTGGGCCGTGTAATGGCACAACCGTGTATGGAGAACAACAATGGCAACTAAACTAACCAGACGCCAGCGACTAGATCGCGGGCATATTCAACTGATGCGCTCACCGAAGTTCGCTCAACTGTCCGGCATTATGATGCTCGGTGAGAGCGAGGTGAAAGACCGCGTGCCTACTGCGTACACCAACGGACGCGACAAGTATTACGGCGCGGCGTTCATGGACAGGATGGACGAGAAAGAGTTGAACTTCGTCATCGCACATGAGAACTACCACATCGCGTATCGACACCTCGTCACATGGCGACACCTCGACAAGATCGACCCCAAGCTGACCAACGCAGCGTGCGACTATGTAATCAACCTGCAAATCGTTGAGCAGGATCCACAGGGTGAGATCGTGCGTATGCCTAAGATTGGCTTGCTCTACGACACGCGCTTTCGTGGGTGGCATACCGGCCAAGTCTTTGACTATCTAAAGAAGAAGGTTGAAGAGAAGCAGAAGCAGCATCAACAGCAGCAAGAGCAGGGGCAATGCCAAGGTGATGGCGATGGTGGGAGCGACCAGCAGGACGATAGCAACCAGCAGGACGATAGCGGCCAGCAAGGGCAGCAAGAGCGTGGCCCTGTGGATGCAGACGAGTTCGCTGAGAACTACGCACGCGGCATGGCTAACGACTCGCTCGACGAGCACGACTGGATCAGCGCCAATGACCTGTCACCAGAAGAGCGCGACGCGTTAGAGCAGGCGATCGACCAAGCCATTCGTCAGGGCGACATACTCGCAGGCAAGCTGAACGGCACTACATCGCGCGATCTAGGCATGCTGCCTGAGCCGAAGGTTGACTGGCGTGAGCAGCTGCGTGACTTCGTGACCAGTGCAACAAAGGGGCGCGACTCGTCTACATGGCGCCGTCCGAACCGTCGCTGGCTGGCACAGGGTCAGTACATGCCTAGCCCATACGCTGAGAGCATCGGCCCTATTGTTGTAGGCATCGACACCTCGGCGTCTATCGGCCACGAAGAGATCAACGCGTTCATCGCCGAGATCAAGTCGATCGCTGACACCATGCCACCTGAACGCTTGCACCTGCTGTATTGGGATACAAAGATCGCAGGCGAGGAGACTTATGTAGCTGGTGAGTACGATGCGCTTGAGCACAAGACCAAGCCTGCCGGTGGTGGTGGCACTGACCCGCGCTGCGTGCAGGACTTCGTGCACAAGATGAACACGCCGCCTGACTTTGTGCTGATGCTATCGGACGGTTATGTGGGCGGCGCATGGCCTGAGTTTGGTGTGCCTACGATGTGGGCTATGACCTCGGACGAAACTGCACCTAACGCAGTCAACATTAGACTTTAATTATCCAACAAGGAGTTCTCTCATGGCATTTGGTATTTCAACACGCAACACGCTCGCAATACGCGGCTTCGATCAAGCGGAGCATCTATTCAACACAACTAAGGAGATTCGCGGGACGAATAAGTACGCCGTCGGTGTGCCGCTGCAATACAGTCGCCGTGACTGGCAGCACAAGGCGTTGGTCAAGGTCAGCGACGATGCGTACGCAGCCAAGCTGTACGAAACCAATGTAATCACTTGGCATCGTGACGGTGGCGTGGAGGTGAACATGTCGTACGGCTCTGTGTCGACCGACACATTCGCCAACTACTTCCTCCATGCGTCTAGGTTCCGCTGCAATATCCACTCCAACCATTCTGTTTTGAGCGGCTATGTCAGCGCGTTCAGCAAGCCTATCCGCGATCGTGTGTGGGCTGAAAACGATATGGAGTGGCCCAAGAATGAGTGGTGTCAGTTCGTGTCTAAGCGCATGGACAAGATCATGCTGCGTAAAGACTCGGAAGGCCATGTCCTGTTCGAGTTCGACGACATCGCGCAGGTGGGTTCGACTTATGTAGACAAGTCAAAAGCAGCCGAGTTACGCAAGCCGTTCGAGCCATTGTTTGACTATCTAAAAATCTTCGAGGCGTACCCAATGTCTGATGTGGATGAGTTCGCCTCTGTACTGACGACCAACCGTGTGGTTAGAGAAGTAGTAGACGCGCCTGACAATGACGCGCTATGGGCTGACCTCGCCGCTGCGTACCACGCTAACTCGTACGGGTATATAAACGGAGTCTTTGGCCGCAATCTGCGCTTCGCTGGTGTCGCTGCCATCAAGAAGGACTTGTACCCACTTCTGTACAAGAAGGCTGGCGCTAACTTTATCAAACCCCTGCCGTTTGGCGTACTGCGCGACCGCTGGGTTCGCGTGTAACAGAAGCACACTGTGCTTTCGTTATCAACTTCGGAGAATAGCTATGAACGACACTAACAACACCAACAGTATTTCTATTTCGTCCAGCGCCATGTTGGTTGACCTGAACATCGGCACATGGACCGCACGCAAGATGGACAAGAGCGCAAGCTCCGCCATCAACAAGATGAACAACGCGGACGATGATGTTGCACGCGTACACAAGGGCCTGTTGTCTGGCACGGATCAGCTGGCACGCGTCATTAAGTACAGCGCGATGGTGCGCAACTGGGTCTACAAAAAGACTCTGCCGTGGTCAGATAGCGGGCTGCGTCTGATCTCTACCGCTGACTATTTTGAATTTAAGCGGGAGATGGACGAGTACCAGCAGGAGTTCTACCGCATGGTCGACAACTTCCTGACCTACTACCCGACGCTCATCAGTGCGCAGGCGTTCAAGATGGGGGCTATGTTCAACCGTGACGAGTACCCAACCGTCGACGACATTCGCCACAAGTTCCGCATGAGCGTGTCGTACCTGCCTGTGCCAGAGGTGGGCGACTTCCGCGTAGACATTGGCAACGAGGCTACGGCTCAGCTTCGTGCTGACTTCGAGGCGGACTACAAGCAGCGCATGGGCAGCGTGCTGGCTGAGATCAAGGGCCGCCTGATCGACAACTTGCGCCATGTGTCCGAGCGGTTCACCGACGATGAGAACGACGGTAAGGAACGCAAGCGTTTCCGCAACGACATTCTTGAGAAGTTAGCAGAGCAGCTATCTACCATCCGCCAACTACAACTGACAAAAGATGAGGCCGTCAATGCACTTGTTCAGCAGTCTGAAAAGGTTATTAAGAATGTCACGATCGACGAGATCAAAGAGAACGCCAAAACACGAGCAGATGTTCGCGCTAAGGTTAATTCGATCCTCGAATCTTTTGCAATCTAAAGGCGGACGACACCCCATGCTAATCGTCTACCGCGACCAAGATCAAGAGTGGTGGGTTGAGAACGAAGCGGACACCCCGAAGAAGTATGGGGCGCTGGAAAACTTACCCAACGATCTAGTCGACAAGATAGTAGCCCTTCAACATGTATCTCCTCGGACGCGATTGGACGGCATTGGAGTGCGTGTTGGGGAGGCTCGCTACTGGCTCGATGAAGGCTTATGAAGCCTTGTGATAGCAACTGCGATACAAAGGAAAAATAAATGTTTAAGAAGGGTTGACACCCCCAAACACCTCGGCTACAAAGCCAAGTGCTGAGCACAAAACAGCAACAATGACAACTACTTTTGTCACCCACGAGACCAGTGTTTTTACTTAAAGGAGTACTCAAATGGTTAAACAATCAACCACGAAGTCCAAGCGCAAGACCAAGGTGTTTCTAACACCGAAGCAAAGAGTCGAGGTCGTTCGACTGAAAAACAAAGGCGAGACCGTCAAGGAACTAGCCGCTGCCTACAATGTGTCGATCAACACAATCCGTGGCATCTGCCGCAGCAGCGTTCGCAAGCCTCGCACAGAAGTGACCGCTGCGATGGCTGATGAGATGCTGGAGCTGCGCATCGCTGGTAAGACCTACCAGCAGATCGCCGACCTTCTTGGGATCGCAGAAGCAACCGTGAGCCGCCACATCAACAAACTGGGCGACCCGATGAAGGCGCATGTTGGAAAGAAAGTAGCAGAGCCGGCGCGCATCATCCACACCGATGACGGCCCATACCTTGCACACCCGCTGACCGACAAGAAGGGCGACGACCTCATGGAAGGGCTGAAGATCACGCTCGGCATCGCTGCTGTGATTGGCCTCGTGCTGCTGGCTCTGGGTCAGGCGGGGGTGCTGTCGTGAGCGATAAATTTCTTTCTCTGATCGCAATGCTCGGGATCATCGCCCTGTTCGGTACGCTCATCTTCGCTGTGGTTGACACGGTGCAGATGGGGCTGGCTATCAGGGGGTAACTATGTCTGAACGCACTTGTCCTGAGTGCGGGGAGACTAAAGATATTAAGCAGTTTCTGGACGCCACGCGGCGTGTGGTCAGTGTGTGTACTGGCTGCCGCCGCAGGGCTAAGGAGAAGGCGAGGTATCTCCGAGATAAATCTGCAACACGGAAGCAAGACATGCGGTTACAGCGTGACGACGCGCTGCTCGCTCAAGAGCAACTGCTCGCCAACGACGCCGCCGCTGAAGTGCTGCACGAGATCAAGTCTCTAATGTACGCACCCCGCCACAAGCTGAGGCTGTACCTAACCAAAGTCGAAGTCGGCACGGCTACCCTGCGAACTGAGCAAGGTATCTTGCGGCAACGGCAGCGGATGGACTACCTTGAACACTTGTGTGAGATAATCGAGAACGACGCACGGCGTGGAAAAGCGAAGAGCATCCACCACTACCTGACCAATACTTATGTGTTGAACGAACATGGGTACACCTGTGCGATCGACCTTAATGAAGACGATATACGCATCCACAAAACAAAGGAGTTTTTCGATGGCGACAACGACTGAAGAAACCGTGGTAATCACGAATGCAAAGACCGGACAGACTTACGCGAGCGATGTGGAAGCTGCATCGGACGTGGCTGACCCGTCAACTGAAACCAGCGCAAGCGACATCAAGCGTGACGTTGTGCTGAATGTGTTGAAGGGCGTAAGCAGCACTGGCGCTGCTGGCTAAAACTAACCCCCAGTAGTCGGGGGCCCACCGGAACCTGAGAACTCCTCGGTGGGGGTTAAGGACGGCGCGCTGGCCGCTGAGACTACAGCCAGCCTCATAACAGAAGCACGCTGTGCTTCTGTTAATTATAAAAAATCAAATCAGAGACAACATGAAATACGACAGAAAATTCTTTGCCGAGCTGCGCGCGATAGCGTCAGACCGTACCCGCAACATACACAACCTCAGCTACAGAGTTATCCGCGACCGCATCAGTCGACGCGGCTGGACACTAGACGATGCGTTGAACACACCAATGATGAACAGAAGCCAAGCCGGACATCGCGCTGCGAAGAATCCGTACTGGCGCAACTTTACGATTAAGGAGCCAAAGCATGACAAACCAATGGCACGGCGGTAAGGGCAGCAAGCGTCGCCCTGAAGATCGCAAAGCATACGAAGATAACTACGACAAGATTTTTGGAAAGAAAGATGGACAGAGTAATCAACCGCCCGAGTCTGAGCGGGTTTCGCAGACACCTACTGGCGACGAGGGCGAGTGCTGAAGCCAGAGACAAGAACAAGAAGCGCAGGGTCAACTACGAAGCCGAAGCGACGAAGCTAAAGACACTGATCGCACTTGAGATGCTAGACAGTTATATCAACAAAACCAAAGGAGCCAACGATGAGAGCGCGTCCCCCTGAGTTCTTACATTCACTATCCCTGCGCAAGCTGCGTAGAGACTTGCAGGAAACATGTCAGGCAGCGATGCGCCTGTCCCGCAACAAGGTGGCAGGCCAAGAAACCAAGCTGAACTTCAGCGGTAAAGACTACCTTGAGTTGCAGCAGCGCCGCGATGCGATCATCCGCAAGATCAGAACCATCTGGAACATGGAGGAAATCAGATGATCCACCCAAGCCTATCCGTGCTCAAGAAGGCTCGCTGCCTTGCGAAGAAGGCGGTTGAGTTGGCAGAGCGTAAAGATTTTGATGGTGTCGAGTGCCACTTCGCGCTTGACGATATGGCCGCTGAGGCCCGTTACATCCTGTGGGAGACGCAGGAACTGGAGAATAATGATGACTGACTGGATGGAAGCAGCGATGTACTTCATCGGTGGTATCGTGGCTGGCTTTGCTGTGGCTGCGTTGGCTGATTGGCTAGAGCAACGCCGTGGCTGATACACCGGAGAAAAAAGTCAAACGCAAGATCGTTGACATCTTGAAGCAATACGGAATGTATTACTTCTATCCGGTAACTGGCGGCTACGGTGCTTCGGGTGTGCCGGACATCGTAGCCTGCTACAACGGGCGGTTCATCGGCATTGAGGTCAAAGCCGACTTGAAGAAGAACAAACCCACTGCACTACAACAGCGAAATCTAAGCGAGATCGCTCAACATGGCGGCGTGGCGTTAGTCATCGACGCCTACAACCTAGATCATTTGAAGGAGGTGCTTGACGATCTAATTTGTTTCAGCTAAAAACACCCCCCTGCTTTAGGCAGACACACCTCGATAAACATGCTGACTACATGAGGAACAGCAACATGACTCCGATATTCATCGACTTCGAGACCTATTGGTCTCAAACCCACTCGCTCACCAAGATTCACCCTGTTGAATACGTGATGCACCCCGAGACCGAGATTCAGTCGGTCGCAATCCAAGTAGCTGATGACAAGCCATTCGTTCTGTTTGGCGAGTCCAACATCCAACGCTGGGTGGACGCTACTGACTTCTCAGATGCCATGCTGATCGCCCACAACATGAGCGGTTTCGACGCCATGATCTGCGCGTGGCGGTTCGGCATGAAGCCAAAGGCATGGGGTTGCACGCTCGCAATGTCCCGCGCACTTGGCTTCGCCAAAACTGTTGGTGGCTCGCTGAAGAAGGTCGCTGAAGAACTAGGGCTTGGCAAAAAGCTCGACCTAGAAGCGACAAACACGAAGGGCAAGAAGTTAGCGGATTTTACCGACGACGAGTTAGCAGCCATGACAAGCTACAACACCGTCGACACTGAACTCTGCTACAAAATCTTCAATCGTTTAACTCCACAGTTAGGGCAACGAGAACTCCGCTTGATCGACTTGACCATCCGTATGCTGGTCGAGCCGCAGTTTGAGTTGGACTTCGCGCTGCTTGAACACACGCTGGAGGAGATTCAGACAGCGCAGCAGAAGATGCTGCTCAACGTAGCCGAGCAGGTTGCTGATGAGCCGATCGAGCTTATGTCTGATGACGAGAAGATTGAGATTGCCAAGAAGATTCTGGCATCAGCGCCTAAGTTTGCTAAGTATCTAAAAGCGAAAGGCGTAGCCGTGCCGATGAAGCCGTCTCCGACCAACCCAGAGAAGCAAGTGCCTGCACTAGCCAAAACGGACGAAGCGTTTCTTGCGCTGCAAGAACACGACGACTACGAAGTGGCTGCCGCTGCGGGAGCTAGGCTGAAGGTCAAGAGCACGATTCTTGAGTCACGCATCAAACAGTTCATCGCATGCGGCACGGCTGCGAAAGGCAAGATGCCTGTAGCTTTGAACTACTACGGCGCAGACACTACAGGTCGTTGGTCTGGCACGATGAAGATGAACCAGCAGAACCTGCCTCGCATAAACCCGAGCAAGCCGAAACCAACTGATGCGCTACGCAAAAGCCTCCGCGCGCCAGACGGATACAAGGTGGTTGTGGCTGACTTGTCAGGCATCGAGCTGCGCGTGAATCACTTCCTATGGCAAGAGCCGAGCAGTATGGCGTTGTTCAACGCTGACCCTGAGAAGGCGGACTTGTACAAAGACTTCGCGTCTAAGCTGTACAACAAGCCAATCGAAGAAGTTACCAAGCATGAGCGTCAGGTGGGCAAGGTTGCGCACCTCGGCCTTGGCTTTGGTGCTGGCGGGCTGACATTCCAGAAGGTAGCGAAGCTGATGGGCGGCGTTGACCTGACTGAGGGCGAATCCTACGACGTTGTCACCCGCTGGCGAACCGCGTACCCGAGGATTACTCACGGCTGGAAGGTTTGTCATGCGGCGTTGAACCACATCTACCACGGGCGTACCGGTATCTCTATCGACCCGAAGGGGTTGTGTAAGACAACCAAGGGCGGGATCAAAACCCCGCTAGGCATGATCCGCTATCCACACCTGCGCATGGAGGAGGACGCGGAGACTGGCAGGAAGGAGTGGGTGTACGGCGAAGGCCGTCGCAAGGCTCGCATCTACGCCGGGAAGGTTACGGAAAACATCGTGCAGCACCTTGCTCGCGAAGTGATCTCTGACCACATGCTGAAGGTTACTCAGACCCAGCTAGGCAAGAAATATCCACCCGCTCTGACGGTTCACGATGAGCTGGTGTATGTAGTGCGAGACGAGCACGCACAGGAGATGCTCGATTTGGTGCAGTCCATTATGAGGGATGGCTGTGACTGGTGGCCCGAGCTTGTTACATGGAGCGAGGGCGATATTGCAACGACTTACGGAGACGCAAAATGAGTTATGACGACGAGTTTACTGTTGAAGACGAAGACGGTAATAAGCGCTGCACCTGCTGCGGGGCTACTATCGTTAAGTACCGCCACAAGTTCAACAAGGGCATGGCGATCGGGCTTTACCGGCTGGCACAGGCTGGTGGGGTGGAACACCTTAAACGCTTAAAGTTAGCCTACAACCAGCGCACCAACTTCCAGAAGATGCAGTACTGGGGGCTGGTGCGTAAATTGAAGGCGTCTTCAGATGGGGGTAGAACCAAAGGTTACTGGGAGCTGACCGACAAGGGGCGCATGTTCGTGAATAACGAAATCACGATCCCGTACTACGCTTGGTCATACCGGGGCAAACCTGTTGAAACTGAGGGAGAACCCTGTAGTATCAACGAGTTCGCGTACCTTCCTGAGACGTACGATGAGTTCGAGGACTACGCGGAAACCAGTGTACCGATGCTCGACTACTAAAGGAGTCACATGCCCGCAGCTTGGAGTTTCAGCTCGATAAAGACGTTTGACACCTGCCCTCGGAAATACCATGCCGAGAAGGTAGAGAAGCTGTATCCGTTCGTTGAGACGGAGCAGACGATTTACGGCAAAGAAGTTCACAAAGCTGCGGAAGAGTACATCCGCGACGGCAAACCCCTGCATCCGGGCTACGGCAAATTCAAGCCCGCACTCGACTCGCTCAACAGGATTGAAGGCGAGAAGCTGTGCGAGCTGGAGATGGCACTCACCCTTGAAAAGAAACCGACCAAGTTTCTAGCCAAGGATGTCTGGGTGCGGGGGATCGCTGACCTAGTAATTCTCAACGGCGAAAAGGCGTGGATCGTTGACTACAAGACTGGCTCCGCCAAATACCCCGACAAGGGGCAGCTGGAGCTGATGGCCCTGATGGTGTTCGAGCACTACCCGGATGTAAAAGAAGTCAAGGCCGCGCTGGTGTTCCTCCTGCACGATGTGGTGATTAAGGCCGCCTACGACCGGCAGGACCAGCCGTTTCTGTGGGGTAAGTGGGAGAAGAAAGCAGCCCTTTTACAAGCGGCCTTTGACAACGATAATTGGCCTGCGAACCCGAACGGCCTGTGCCGTAAGTGGTGCCCCGTGAAACACTGTGAATTTTGTGGAGGCTGATATGCCGCGCAACCCGAGAGACTACAAGGCCGAGCGTAAGTACGACGGCAAGCCATCCGTCAAGAAGAAGCGTGCCGCACGCAACCGTGCCCGCTATCAGCTGATGAAGGAAGGCGTTGTCAAGAAGGGCGACGGCAAGGATGTTGACCACAAGAAACCAATGGCGAAGGGCGGTGGCAATGGCCGCAGCAACCTGCGTGCGGTGCCTGCAAGCAAGAATCGTAGCTTCGCAAGAACTAAGTCTGCCAAGATGAAATAACCCCTTGGCATAGGCACTACCACGGCGTAGACTGTGGAGTGCCGCTATAAAAAAAGCGGCGTAGGGTGAAGTCATTCACCTTAAAAATTGACCGCATAAACCACTTCAGGAACGTCATGGAAGTTATTGATAATAGAGGGCTATTGGTCCGCGTCCGCGACCCAAAAAAATACACCACTGCCATCCAGCAGAGCCGCTACCTCGGCCAAGTCGGGGAAGACTCCCACGAAGTGCTGGTTAAATGGAGTCTGGATAACGCCCGCCGCTTAGCTAACCTCGGAGTGCGTAAAGCCCCGAGCCCCATCCTGCGGGACTACGACTGGCCGGGCGCCTTCAAGCCTTACGACCACCAGAAGCAAACTGCTAGTTTTCTAACTGCGAACAACCGGGCCTTCTGCTTCTCCGAGCAGGGGACTGGCAAGACTGGCGCAGTCATCTGGGCGGCTGACTACCTGATGAAGATTGGCGACATCAAGCGCGTGCTGGTTGTCTGCCCGCTGTCGATCATGCAGTCGGCGTGGATGAAGGACATTTTCACCATCGCCATGCACCGGTCTGCTGCCGTAGCCCACGGCGGCAAGGAGATTCGCCGTAAGGCAATCCACGGCCCGAACGACTTCGTCATCATCAACTACGACGGCGTACCCACGGTGGTCGAGGACCTGAAACAGGGGAGCTTTGACCTCGTGGTTTGCGACGAGGCTAACTTCGTCAAGACGGCTACCACCCGCCGCTGGAAGTCGCTGAACAAGGTCATCACCCCGATGACTAAGCTGTGGATGCTGACCGGCACACCTGCCGCCCAGAGTCCGGTCGACGCGTTCGGGCTGGCTAAGATGGCAGTACCGCAGCGAGTACCGAATTACTACACCACTTGGCGCGACAAGGTGATGGTCAAAGTCACCCAATTCAAATGGGTGCCAAACTCCAACGCCACGAAGCTGGTCAACGCAGCACTCCAGCCAGCGATCCGGTTCACCAAGGCCGAGTGCCTCGATCTGCCTCCGATGACATACCAGACCCGTGAGGTGGAGCTGACCCCGCAGCAGAAGAAGTACTACAAGGAGCTCAAGAAGCAGATGATGGTGCAGGCTGCCGGGGAGCAGATCACCGCTGTCCATGCGGCGGCTGGCCTGAACAAGCTGCTCCAGCTGTCCTGTGGGGCGGTTTACTCAGACGACGGCGAGACTGTGCAGTTCGACGCCAAGAACCGCCTAGACGAGATCGTGGAGGTGGTGAGAGAGGCGGCACACAAGGTAATTGTGTTCGTGCCCTTCCGGCACGCCATCGAGATTGTGGTAGACCGGTTGAGGAAGGAGGGCTTCACGGCTGAGGTCATCAACGGTGCTGTCCCAATGAAGGTTCGCACTCAAGTGTTCAAAGATTTTCAAGAGACGGAGGACCCACGCGTGCTGGTCATCCAGCCTCAGTCCGCAGCGCACGGCGTGACGCTCACCGCAGCGGATACGATCGTTTGGTTCGGCCCGGTGGCCTCAGTGGAGACTTGGCTACAGGCGAATGAACGAATAAATAGGCCCTCACAGCAAAATAAAATGACTGTGATAAAAATTTACGGCTCAGAGGTTGAAAAGAGAGTCTATGACACGTTAGAATCAAAGGAAGCTAACCAAAAAGACTTGGTAGCACTGTACGAACAAGAACTTAGCAGCTAAAAGCTGCACACTTCAGAGGGACAACACATGGACACAGCAAAGCTGGTATCGGCTTATATTCGCATCCGTGACGCTCGCTCAGACCTCAAGCGCAAGTTTGACGATGAGGACGCAGCGCTCAAGGAGAAGATCGACATAATCGAAAACGCCCTGCTTGACCTTGCCAAGGAGCATGGGCTAGACAGTATGAAGACCCCGTACGGGACCGCCTCTAGGGTGGTGCGTACTCGGTATTGGGCCCCAGATTGGGACTCATTCAAAGACTTCCTGAAGGAGCAGGGGGACGACGGCTTCGACCTAGTTGAGCGCCGTATTCACCAAGGCAACTTCAAGGAATTTCTGGAGAACCATCCAGATGTGGCACCGCCTGTTAATTCCGACAGTCGGTATTCAATCGTTGTACGAAGAGGGAACAAGCCGTGAGCGACCTCGGACTATTCACCACCAAGGAAGCGGCCAAGATGCTCAGGCTATCGGAATCCGCACTAAACAAGCTGCGGTATGAGGGCAAGATCGCCTTCGTGCGGCTTGGTTCCAAGGTGCTTTTCACTAAAGAGCAGCTGGAGAACTTCGTTTCAGGCCAGCAATTTATTTACGAGCAAAAGGAGACCAAGTGATGTCAGACATGACTATCTTTGAAGGCATGGGCAACACCATGCCAGCCCACCTCGCAGGTGGCGAACTTTCAGAAACCGCTAAGGCTTTGGCCGGTGGCGGCGGTGGCGGCCAGTCCCTGAAGCGCATCAGCTTCAAGGGTTCTGTATTCCGCATGATGCTGGGTAGCGAGGAAATCGCGCAGAACGAAGATCGTGCCATGAACATGATCGTCGTGAAGTCCGCTCCGGCTATCGCCCGCACCTACTACGAAGGCAGCTACAAGGAAGGCGTAGTCACCAGCCCAGCTTGCTGGTCTGACGACGGCAACGCCCCGAGCTCAAACGTAGAGAGCCCGCAGGCCAGCCTGTGCGCTAACTGCCCGCAGAACGTGAAGGGTTCAGGTCAGGGCGACTCTCGCGCCTGCCGCTACTCTGCGCGTTTGGCAGTGGTACTGGAAGGCGACCAGAAGGGCGATGTGTACGGCGTAACCCTGCCTGCCACCTCGGTGTTCGGTAAGGCTGAAGACGGCAGCAAGTACGCTCCGCTTCAGGCGTATGTCCGCAAGCTGGCTGAGTTCGGATTTGACATTGTAAAAGTTGTCACCGAAGTGAAGTTCGACACCAAGTCCCCGGTGCCGAAGCTGATGTTCCGTGCTGTTCGTCCGCTGAACGAAGACGAGTGGGCAACGGCTCAGGAAAAGGCTAACTCCTCAGAAGCGAAGGCGCATACCGGCGACCGTCAGTTCGCCAAGCGCGAGTCTGAAGAAGAGTTGAAGGCTAAGGACGGCTTCGAGAAGCCAGCCGCTGCTCCAAAGGCAGAAGCTGCTGCGGAAGAGCCGAAGGTAGTCAAGAAGAAGGCTGAGCCTGTGCAAGCAGAGAAGGCCGACGTGGCTTCCATTCTGGACGAGTGGGGCGACGAGTAATGCAGTACACCAGCCTCAGCGATCGCGAAGTGTTGAGGCTGGTGAAGTCGGTTCTTGAGTACGACGGTAGGACATCTGTTGGAGTAAATAAGCAACTTCTTAACGAGCTTGCTGAACGCTTCGAGCTGATGCTATCTTCGGTTCCCCCTGCTAAGCAGGTCGAGGCCGACCCCAACCAGCTGAAATTATTCTGAGCCACTAAGGGCGGCTAGGGCTTCGTGCCCGAAAACGGTAGGCGTAACCGCTGCCGCCCACTATTACTCGCCGGAACCACTGATGAGTCCAACAACTGATTTTCTGCACGACGTTCTGCCGGAAGCCGGACGGTATTGTGTAGTCGGAATTAGCGGGGGAAAGGTCCTCCAAGAATTTGTAGATGACATCGACACGGTAGCAGAGCGCGCAGAGAGCTTTGCTGACCGCAAGATCGACGCGTATTTTGCCGTTGCCTCGTTCAAAGAAGGCAGCGAGAAGCGCACCCAAGAAAACGCCCAGTGGATGAAGTCATTCTGGCTTGATCTCGACTGCGGGCCGGGCAAGCCATACCCAGACCAAGCGACAGCACTCGAAGCGCTTGAAGACTTTAGAGTTAAAGCCAAGCTGCCGCACCCAAGCATCGTCAACTCTGGCAACGGCGTTCATGTTTATTGGCTGCTCACGCAGTACATCCCAAGCTCGGCGTGGTCGCCAATCGCAGAACGACTGAAGGCCGCGTGCGCACAGCTAGGGTTGAACGCTGACCCAGCAGTTACCGCTGACGAAGCGCGTATTCTGCGTGTACCGCAGACCCTGAACTTCAAAAATCCAAACGATCCGAAGTGGGTTACGCAGTATGAGAAAGGCGAGCCAGTCGACGTTGACCTGTTTGCAGACTGCCTAGCTGCGCTTGATCTGCCAGAACCAAAACGCGAGCGGGTCAAGGTAGACACCTCGCAGCTGAGCGAAACCGCTAAAGCCCTGCTGGGTAACAAGCAGTCGCGGTTCGGGCTTATCGTAGCCAAGACCAAAAAAGGTAAGGGCTGCAACTTCCTCAAGTACGCGATCGAAAACCAAGCTGAGTTAGAAGAGCCGCTTTGGCGAGCCAGCCTGTCTATCGCATGGGCTTGTGATGATCGCGACACGGCCATACACAGAATATCTGAACGGCATCCGGGTTATACACCGGAAGACACGATTGAGAAGGCATGCCAGACCAAGGGGCCATACACCTGCGCGGTGATTAAGGGGCTAAGCGCTGACCTCTGCCAAGGCTGCACGCACAAGATCACCAGCCCGATCCAGCTCGGTGCTGAAGTTAAGCGTGATGCTAGTGAACTGTTTGAGGTGCCGGACGAGGATGATCCGCACGGTGATGGCACGATAGCAACGCAGGTGGTTGCACAGGCGCTGTTCAAGCCGCCGTTCCCGTACTTTCGAGGCGCCAACGGCGGTGTATATCGTGAAGACAGAGATGAGGACGGGGACAAGATTGAACAGTTAATTTACGAGCATGACTTGTACGCGTCCACCAGACTTGTTGACCCGAACGACGGTGAGTGCGTGGTGTTTCATCACGTCCTGCCACGGGACGGAGAGCGCGAGTTCATGGTGCCCATCAAGGACATGCACTCGGCAGACCAATTCAAAAAAATCCTCGGCGGCAAAGGTGTCGCTGGTAGCAAAAAACAGATGAACGAAATTATGGACTACGCAATTCGCTATACAAAAGAACTTCAGATGCGGGAAAAGGCCAAGGAAGCTAGGCTGCAATTCGGTTGGCACGCTGGCAACACCGAGTTCGTAGTAGGCAACCGGGTGTACACCAAAGACGGTGTTTCCCATAACTACCCAAGCAGCACCACGGCCAACATCATTGACTCTTTCAATGTGAAGGGCTCGCTGGAAACTTGGAAGAAGATTTTCAACGTGCTGAATCAGCCGGGCATGGAAGCGTTGCAGCTAGTTGCCCTGTCTGGGTTCGGCGCCCCGATGATGAAGTTCACTGGCGTAGCTGGTGGCGTAATCAACCTAATCAGTAACCACTCCGGCACGGGTAAGTCGACCGCTGGCCGTCTCGCGCTAAGCGTGTTCGGACATCCTGAGAAAACCCTGCTGACGCAGCGGGACACTATGGCCTCTCGCCAGCATCGCCTTGGCGTGCACAACAACCTCGTTGCGCTGTCTGATGAAATGACAAACGCACCAGCTGAGTTCCTGTCTGATGAAATCTACGGCACATCTCAGGGCCGTGGCCGGAACAGAATGAACGCCACCAGCAACACCGAGCGCGTCAACGAGTCAACGTGGAACCTGATCCACCTGATGAACTCCAATGCGTCGATGATTAGCAAGCTAGTTAAGTTGAAGGCTCGACCGGACGGCGAGCTGATGCGACTCATCGAAATTCCAGTTAAGCGCCAGACTATTGAGGGCGCAGATGCCCTGTTTGCGATGCTTGAGGAAAACTACGGAGTTGCGGGCGAAGTGTACGCCCCGTGGCTGGTGAAGAACGCTGAGAAAATACCCGAGCTGCTAGACCGTCAGCGCGAGCGTATCTGGAAGAAAGTAGACAAGCGGATCGAAGAGCGTTTCCACATCGGCACCTACGCGGCCAACCTCGCATCTGGGCATGTAGCCAAGGCTCTCGGTCTGATCGAGTTCGATCTTGAAAACTTAGAAAACTGGTGCTGCGAGTTGATTAAGACCAGCCGCAGCAGCATGCAGGCAGAGGTGATCGACGCCTACGAGTTAGTCGGCGAATTTATTTACGAAAACCTCCGCCAGACAGCCGTGATTGGGACCGAGCAAAACGTAGTCTCTACGTTCGCCAACGATTACGCCACTATCACCCCGAACGGCGGCAGCTGCACAGTGCGCTACGAGGAGGATGGCAACATGCTCTACATAGCCTACAAAAACCTACGCGACTACTGCACACAGCGCCAGTTCACCATCGACGACGTGCTGAACGGATGCTCGGTGGCTGGCGGACCATACACATTCCGAAAGAAAACCAAGAAGCGCATGCTGGCTAAGACCCGGTACACAATGTCTCCGCCGGTTGATGCAGTCGAGTTCCATGTTGCGCCTGAAGAAGCCGAAGCGTTCATAGCGTCTATGGAGGAGCTGCCGGAATACGAAGATGCTGAAATGGAATCTTGAGGCCACCATCAGCGGCATGCGGGTGGGAGACAGTTTCTTCATCCCATGCCTTAAATGTTCAAACGTAGAATCCAGAATCCGTAGGCTATCTAGGGAGTTCGGCTACGAGTTCACGGTAAAAAATGTTACGGAAGAGTTCGTAAAAGGTGTACGCGCGTGGAGACTTCGGTAGAATCGGCGCCACAGTGATTCTTCTGCCCATTCCTCATGGGCATCTTTCCTCCAGCAAGTGTCACTGGTCTCTGAAGTGGTTGCCCCCTCTAGCGAGGGGGCTTTTTTTCGCCTAGAAGAAATCTCCCCGACCGGCCATTGCTCGCATTTCTTTGAGGTTCATGCCGCTGAGGATCTCATTTTCTAGCTGGCGAAGGTCAGAAATCATCTGTTCCTTCTCTTCAGAGTCACCGCTGGTCTTGGAAATCTGCCGGATCGCGGCACGGATCTTATTCAGACGGTTGGAGAGGTTACGCACCGCCTTAGCCATAGCCACACGCTGCGCATTTTCGTCGTCCGCCAAGAACGGATCGAGGTCTTCTGGGCGGTACTTCTGTAGCTCCAGATACTCTTTGTACGACATGTTCACGTCGCGGGACATTTCGTAGAAGTAGCTGCGCATGCCAGAGCCTTCTTCGCGGTTCAAGAAGCGGCTGAAGCCCGGCAGGGCTGCTGCGTAATCCTGAATCGACCGTGACGGACGGATGCCTGCGTAGTCGCCGAGCAGGTTGGAGGTCCACAGAAGCGCACCACCCACAGAACCGAAGTAACCACGGATCAGCTGGTCTACCTTGATCGGAGACAGGCCCTCGCCACCGAATACGGCGTGAGAAGCATCGCCAATGAAGTTCGCCAGCTCGGAGGTGTATTCCGTCTGCTGGAGGTAGGCTGGCAGGCTTGCGTACGCCTGACTGACCAACGGGCGGCCAGTGAAGAAGTTGCGGTCGATTGCCACTTCCACCATAGGCTTGAGGATCTGCGGCACTGCCATCGGGCTGGCGACACCGTTCACTAGGGCAGTAGCCAGCGCATCACGGAAGGTACGACCGTCTTCCATAGCGTTGTCGGTCATCAGGCGGTAGCTGTGCTCTGCGATGATCTTCGGCAGGAGGAACAAGTCAGTACGCAACGGTAGGCCAAAGCCACCCATGCCCGGAATCATCAGCATGCGGTCGCGGTACATCGGATCGAGTTCTTCGTAGTCTTCGTCGCCGCCCATCATCATGGCGTACAGCATCATCATGGCAGTAGCCATGCCGAGGTTCTGATACAGACGGGTGCGAGACGCCTCGTTCTTCGGGGAGATGCCTTCGCCAGTCAGCGTGGAAGCCTGCACATTCAACGCCTGCAACCAAGCGTTAAAGAACGGAACCATGCGAGCCATACCGTGAATGATCGGAGAGGAGCCCTTGCGGCGGAAGTTGATGATCTCAAACGAACGCTCAACCGCTTCGGCCTGAGAGGTGCCATCAGCTATAGACAGGCTGTAGACCGCCTGACGCACAGCGTTATCTGACGCCATAGAAAAGTTTTCCATCTTGTCTAGGAGACTTTTCCAGCCAGACTTGTACTTGGACTTGCTAAGGCGGCTCTCGATGTCGTTCACCACAACAGCGGCACTGTAGTCTCTGGTGCCAACTGAGGCGAAGCGTTTCAGGAAGTCATGGGCTTCACTGGTGCCGCGCAGGGTCTTAATAAACTCTTTAATTACGTAGTACGGAATCTTGATCGCCTGCATCGGGCTCAAGCCAGACGTGAACATTGCACCGAAGGCGTCCTGCGTCAGCTGGCCGATGGAGAAGATCGGGTTGAGTACAACGGATTTACGCAGGAAGTTGGTGAACCACGATGCCTGCTTGAGGTACGGGATGCCGAGGCCTTCCTGACCCTTGAACGCTTCAATGAACAGCGGGTCTTGAGCAACGAAGGTGCGCTTCTTGCCCTCCATGTACATCTCAACCTTGCCGCGCTTGTATTCTTCGATGTCGACCTTATGGGCAGCAGTTACTTCCTGCGCCATGCCGAGGTCGATCATCGTGTTCATTAAACGAACGCCGGAGTGATTACGCACGGCTGCTTCTACGGAGTACTCAACCCACTTCGCCATGTTGTCGAAGATGTCGTTGACCTCGTTTTCAGAGCCCTTCATTCGCTTATCTTGATATTCAGCTTTAATGCCGCTGATGAAATCAGGTAAGCCTTCCTTGTCTTCAATCTGCTTAACGCGCTGGAACGGAACGTAGTCGACGTTATCCAACCACGCTTCCGCCTTTTCTTCAGTCAGCAAGCCACCCTGAACCATTACGTCCACGGCGTTCTTACGCATCTTGTTCCAAATCTCGACTACCTTGGCTGCTTCAGCGTTGCCTTCGTAGTTCTTGAGCAGAGCGTCTACTGCTGACTCTTTAACGTGCAGCTTGCGCTCTTTCAGTAGCTTTTTGAGCTTCCTGTACTCGGCGCTGCTGGCCTTGTTTTCGGTCTTCAGCTCGTCGAGGCGGCGCTGCTTCTTGCGGGTGTCTTCGTACAGAGACTTGAGACGCTTCATCTCAAGGTAGCGGTGCAGCACGCGCTGCGCGCGGAACGGATCTAGGCCGACAGACTTACCAAACGCTTCAACGGCACGCATCAAGCTGGCGAAGTTAGCGTCGTCATCCACAGCACGCCACTTGTACAGCTTCTCGTCGTACGTGATGTTGCCGTATTCAAGGAAATTACTCGCTACACCCTCAGCGTGGAACGTCTGGGAGGTCGAGATTTCTAGCATGCGACCGATGATTTCGGCCTCGGCATCCGGCATTTCGCGCATACGACGGCGGGCTTCACGCTGGGCGGCTGCATCAGCGGAGACGATCTTAGTAAGCTTTTCGTCCATCCAACGGCGACCAGACGCACGGTAGTCATCCACCGTCATGCGGACCATCTTGCCGTCGACTTCCTTGTACGCGAGCTTCTTGGCGCGATCGCGAACAGTCTTCGGAGATTCTGGCTCGCCAATAACGCCGCCCGACTCAACGGTAGCCTGTACGAAATCCTGACCAGTCTTGGCACTCAGCATCGGGCCTTCGCGGGTAGCGTTGACCGCTGCGTCACGCAGCATCCAGTTTTTAGCCGCGCTGTGAGCTATGTCGGAGAGGTCGAACAGGATCTTGTCTACGTTGCGCTCAGCAATGGCCTGCTTCCAAGACTTAGGCAAGAAGCCAATGCCCTTCAGCCAGTTCATAATGCTGTTGATGAGGCGCTTGTAGAACGGGATGTCGGTGTGCTGGTCTACAACGTGCGCCAGCACTTCTTCCATTACCTCGCTCGGAGAAATCTTGTAGTCGGTCTTAACCCTTCTGTAGGCTTCGTAGATTACAGACTCGGTCTTGTTCAGCGGACGCCCCTGCTTTTCTACGCGGCGGATCGCCTGACGGATGAAGTTCTCCGCCTGCATGTAACTCTGGTCGCCCATCACACCACGCCAGCCAGCATGCACACCGGCCTCGTGCACCAGAACACGAAGGGTTTCGTTCGGGTTGATGTTGCTCGCTACGAGATAGACAACAGGCTCAGCCTTGGCATTCGGGTGAACGAAGCCACCGATAACCGCACCCTGCTCAGCACCAGCCTCAACCGCAGCACGAGTCTTGCGATCAAGGCGTGGGTCGTTCATGCTGTCCAGCAGCACTACGCGACCGGAACGGATGCCAGCGTCTAGGGCGTCCTTGTCGAATTTGCGTTCGAGAACTGCACGCAGCTCCTCGGCGCTGTCGAACTGCGGGGTAGATACCATGCGGTTCGCACGCAGGCTGGTCTGCTTAGACTTCCACGCTTCAGCGGCGTCGAGGTGCTCTTCCACGAACTCGTTAATGATGTCCTTGGCGTCGAGCATTTCCTCTGTGGTGGCGGTCTCGTCTTGGTAGATTTCAAGCGCGTCGGTGAGGCGCTCTACTTCCTCGTCAGAAACAATATCCGCCTGCGAAACGTAGTTCAGTACCTTCTCGCCGTTCTTGACTGCCTTTCTACGCAGCTGCTTAGACATGGCGTCACGGGCGAACTCGTTGGTCTCCTGATCCACCTGATCCTGCGTGACTTGCAGGCCGAAGCTGTCCTCTTCGTTGAACTGCTCAACGTCGCGAGTGTTACGGACGCTGAAGTCTTTCGACTTTTCAATAGCGTAGATAGCGTTCTGGTACTGCCTTGGGCTGAGCGTAGTGATGCGTTTGTCAGGCGTCTTGCCGCCGGATTCCTCCAGCAGAGTTGGCATGCGTGGCAGGGCGATGTAGACCGGCCCAACCATAGACTTCGCGCGCTCTTCGCGCTCGATCCGAGCCTGTGCCTGTTTCTTGAGCGTATCTATTGTCGGACGAGAAACTCTAGACTTCTCGCTGTACTCGCCTGCTTTCTCACGGCGCTCTTGAGCAAGGCGATCAGCCGACTCTTTAATCTGACCGTAACGCGCCTCTTTAGCGACGCCCTTCTGAATACCTGAATCACGCTTAATAGCGGTAATGTCAGAGAGTGCACGCTGTGCCTGTTCGAGTTCCGCGCGCACTCTGGAGCGCAGCATTGACGGCTTGCTTAGTTCAGCCTTCAGCCTGCTCACAGCCTTAGTGACGGTATCTTCAGCCAGCTTCTCAGCAACGTACGCGCCGATCAGACGCTCGGTGTCAGCAGGGGTCAACGGGGCACGTTTGCCCTGACGCGCACGCTTATTGGCCTTAATCTTGTTGGCGATGTCCGCCTGCACCCGAGCCGGGTCGACAATACCTTTCAGCGTCTTAACTGCTTCAGGCACGCGCATCGGCTTGGTTTCGATCTTCCGACCTTCTTCATCAGTGCCTACCGCCACTTTTAGACGGTTAGAGACGGCGCGGATCGCAGCGTCAATCTTGGCATCTACGATCGGCCCTTCGGTGTTTAGGTCTGAAATTTCAAATTCGGCGTCTTTAACCGCCTTGGTCACTTCTTCACGGACGACCTGCGCAGTGGCACCACCGCCGCCAAGGTTTCTGACCATGAACTGACTGGTCTTATCGACGATGTCGGCGTCAAACTCATCTAGTGCAGACGAGATAGCTCCTGCTCTTCCAGCGTCTCGTACAGGAGACAGGCCACGGCCTCCCACTCCAGCCGTTTCAGATGTCTTAGCCCCCTCGGTGGTACCGGATTCGGACTTAACTCCAACCAATTCCACGCCCTCTCCAGTTGGCGCGCCGTCATCGGTAACTTTCTGTTTGCCACCCGGAACACCACGTACGGGTGTTGGCCCTTTGGCAACTTCATTGGCAGCCTCCTGAAAAATCGTTGCGCCTTCGTCGCCGTAGTTTCTACGCACGTTCTCGACCGCAGCGGCGATGTCACCGCCCTTGGTAACGAGCGCTGAGGCTTTTTCTTGCAGGCGTAGTTTGGTGTCTTCGTCTAGAGGAGCGACCTGTTTGACTTCTGCCGCCCCCTCGTCTACTGGCGCTACTGGCGCAGCTGGACCAGCTGCCAAACGAGCCTTGATTTCGGAGGACAGTTTCGGAGCCCATTTGGTGTTTACGTTTTCTAGCTCAACGGCGTATGCCTCTGCTTCAGCACGACCAGCGTCAGATTCAAAATCTAAGTTGGCGACCTTGCTCGCTACTTCCGTATACCGCTTGCCCTTCTTAGGCAGCGCACCTTTCTCTTTTAAGGTATCAACGTCGAAGTCGTAGTCAATGTCTTCTACCTGCGGAACCGCCTGAGCTTGGGCGCCGGCAGGTGCGCCAGTTGGCGCAGTAGTAGGAGTTACTACAGGTGCTCTAGGCGCAGGCTTGCGGTCAACAGTTTCTGGAACCTGCGGGGCTTCACCACGTTGGGTTTCGCTCAACCAACGGGCGCGCTCAGCAGCGGCTTCCTGCTCGTTATAAACAGGGTCGCTAACAGTCCCATCAGGGAATGTGACTCGGTATCCGGGGTCGTAGCCAAGCTGCGGGCGTGCTGCGCGTTCAGCCTCTTCAGCTTCCTGCTTTTGTACGGCTGCTTCAGTAGCCTGACGAGCTTCTTCCAGCCTCTCGTTTAACTTTTTCGCAGCTTTCTGCGTCTGGTACGCATTCACTAAGTTAGACGGACCACCAAGACCGGCGCCGAGCATGAAGCCGGTAGCACCGGCTTTCCCAACACCTTCAAACACGTCACCTTCAGCACCAGCCTGAATCGCGCTGATGTTAGAGAGTAGCTGACCGCTGGCTTCTTCAGCGAACTCTTGTCCGCCTTCACCAAGCGCACCAATAGCCGTGGCTTTAGTCTTACCAAGCTTAGGCACAGCCTGCTTAGTGATTTCTTTAGCAATCTGCTTAGCGGCTGGAGTGCCGATAACCGCACGTTCAATAGCCGTACCGCCCGGAATCAGGGCGCTGGTGCCTAAAGTAACAGTAGCAGCGATGGCAGCATCTTCACGCGCTGCGGACATAGCCTGTTCGGTAGCGGCTTTTTCATCTACGCCATCAGCCAAGAGCTGCTCTAACACTCGGTCGTAGGTTTCCATGCCTACATCTGAGGCATTTAGCCCGCCGCCAGCGGCTACGGCGCCAACAGTACCAGCCTTGGCGATAACTTTATCGGCGACATCCTTAGTCAGAACTTTAGTCAGCGCACGAGCTACAGTAGGAGTGTTTGCAGCGGCACTAGCTACGCGCCCAGCAGGGGCGATAACGCCGGCGAGTTGCGGAACCTGAGCCACGCCCATATCCGCCAAGTACATCGGGTTCTGCGCTAGGAACGCAGCTGTGTCCCAGAAGCCTTCAGTCTCGCCAAACAGCTGCTCTTGGGCTCTGATTTTTTCAGATTTAGAGGCTTGCAAATCTTCACGACCGCGCTCAAACGCTTCACGCATCTGAGTAGCTTCTTTCGGATCATAGCCGAGGAGTTGCATCAAGCCGACGGCACCGGACCCAATGTCCATGAGCCCTTGGCCGAGTGATTTGCCAGTATCCGTTACGAACTCACCAAGCCCACGAGTGCTGGATGCAGTCTGCTCAAGTTGAGCACGCTGCTGGTCCTCTTCGTAGATGCGGTACCGTGCAATCTCCTCGGCTTGCTGCCTCGTTAGTTGCTCCGGTGACTCAAAATTTACTACGCGCCCATCAACTGTTTCTAGAGAGTACGAGTACGCCATGAACGGCTCCTAGCGCGATTATTTGAATGTGATGCCTTCGTACAACGGAGGAGCCGTCATCATACCGGTACCGCCTTGAACGTCCAGAAGTCTGTTCAGCTCAGCGGTGTATTGTTGGATCATTTGATCTCTGTACTTATTGCCAGCCGCATCTGCTGGGTTATCAGCCTTGGCGCTTTGGAGATCGTTAATAGCCTTACGCAGCGTGTCAGCGCGAGAAGACGCAGCTGTAGCGTGGCGGTACAGAGCGGTTTCTCTAGAGCCTAGAACGTCAGTCATCTGCTTACGGATGTCCTTCTTACGCTCAGACTCAGCCTTACGGCCTTCGGCCATAGCCTTCAGACCAGCTACACCGCCTTCACCTGCGGCGCCCCAGAAATTCGGGTTGTCGCTCGCCATCATATTCAAGCCCATCGCCATGAGGAAATCGCTCATAGCGCTGCTCTTGTCTTCGCCACGTTCAGCACGCAGCTCGTTCAGATACTGGAGCAGCGGGTCGCCAGCGGCACGGCCTTCAGCCTTAACATCTTCATCGCGGTACTGGTTAGTAATAGTGTCCAACGCGCGCTGTCTAGCGGCGGCATCGGCCTCGGCAGCTACACGGGCACCTTCACGGGACCCCGGATGGTAAGACTTGGCAGCCTCTGCTTCAGCCCGCGCACGTTCCTGCTCGGCACGTTTAGATTCAGTGAACTTTCTAGCCGCAGCTTCGCGCTCTTCCTGAGTTTGCGCC